GGCGGATTGGCTGAAGATAGAGTTACTGGAGCAATGGTTGGGCAAACGTTCCGCACAATTCTCGTCGATCAATTTACAAGACTACGAGATGGTGATCAATACTGGTGGGAGAATAGACCGTGGTCTCCTGAAGACCGCGCCTTACTAGATAATACTACATTGGCAGGACTGATTTTAAGAAACACCAATACTATAAAAATACAAAATGATGTATTCACTGCTGTAGAAAGAGCGGACCTATATAACGGTTTGATTCCTAGTGCTACTCCTATTGTAGTTCCTAATATTCCGCCAGCAGCTTTTAATACTACTTTTGATGGCGGTGTTACTACCTTTGACAAAGTGTTTACATTTGAAGTTAAAGCTAGAGATACTGCTAGATTTGCAGAGTCTATTAAAAAATTCCGTGTAGCTGTTACTAACGAAAATGTAAAAGCATTTGCTAATTTATATGTTAAACCTTTGCAGAAAAAAGTCAAGAGACTAAATTGGTTTAACTTTATTACCGATTCGAGTATTTTCAAACCAGCAGAAGTTTATCGATTTGGTGATCCTAACTTTGGAGTGCAGACTGAACTTAAAGTTTTATTGTTTGCAGGTATTGAAAGCACAGATGCAATAAATTTTGTACAGGCCATGAGTCGAAATCATGGAAAGAAAAGATTGAATTTCGGAGCTGTAAAATCGGCCAAGGCTAAAGATCCGATTACACAAGAAACAATCTATGAAACAATATATGTAGAAATCGTCGATCCGCTAGAACAAAAAGGCGTAACTATCAGTTCAACTGTGGAGTTACCGAACGACATTAATAGTCCGCTGTTGGTTAGCTATAATGATATCAAAGTCGATAGTGACATTCCATTTGTTAGCGACAGAGACAAACAGCGGGTGTTTCCCACATCGATTAAAAATATGAGGAAACGTATTCTTGGTGTCGGTGAAAGAGACCGTACCTATCTTCCGCTATGGATGCGCAGTATTCAGGATAATGCTCTTACTGAGCCTGGCTACGTTAAGGCCTTGGTGCTTTGCTATGTGCAGCCTGAAAAGGCCGATATAGTTATGTCTAGAATAAAATATAGCAAGTTTGATTTTAAAACTATCGATTTAGAAATGGATCGATATGTCATAGATGTGCTAGATAAACAATTCCAAGATCAGTATCTGGCATTTCCAACACATAGTTTAAATACTACAACAAACGATGCAACGGCGCCAGCAGCACCTGTTTCATCAATCCCTGTAATTGCAACTTACGTTTTTGACAGTGAAACTGCTAGTTTTGACAATGCTGCGATAACATGGGATCGAGGATTTTAAAATGACACAACAAATTATTAATATAGGATCAACACCTAACGATCGCACCGGCGATACCATGGTTGTTGGCGCAACCAAAATAAATGCAAATTTTTCAGAACTATATAGACTTGTCAACGACAGATCAATAATTCAAGCCAATGCATTAGGTGGCACAACACTAGCTGGTAATGTGGTAGCAAGTAGTTTAACTAGCGTTGGCACATTGACAAATTTATCTGTTACCAATCCCATAACTGGTTCTGTAACCGGTAATGCTGGAACTGTAACCAATGGCCTTTATCGCAATATTGTGTATCACGATCCGACTTGGATCGCCAGCTTAAATTATAATAAAATTACTGGATTTCCTTTAGGATTTAATTCTACTCCTGCAGGAGTCGGACCAACTGGCGCATTGGGCGGTGTTAAGGTTGACGGTTCTTCTATTACTATCGATGCCAATGGGGTTATCAGAAGTTTTTCAACATATACATTACCTGTTGCATCACAATCTACATTAGGTGGTGTTCGAGTTGACGGAACTACCGTTATCATGAATGGTAATGTATTATCTGCTATTAGTGCGATCGGTACCGCGGCTGCAGGAGCATTAACTGGAACAACAATAGCCGCCAATGTTGTAAATTCAAGTTTGACTAGAGTAGGAACACTAACGGCATTATCAGTAACCGGCGATTCAAATCTTGGTGGCAATCTTTTTCTATCAGGAAATTTGACAGTTAATGGTACTACCACAACAATAAATTCAACGACGTTATCCGTTGACGATAAAAATATTGAGCTTGGATCTATATCTAGTCCATCTGATATCACTGCCGACGGTGGTGGTATTACACTAAAAGGAACCACTGACAAAACCATTACATGGTTATCCTCTACTGGAAGATGGACATTTAATACTGCCGTTGAAGCAACATCGTTCGTTGGTAATGCATCAACAGCAACAAAATTAGCAGCATCTAAAAATATTAACGGAGTTGCATTTGACGGAAGTGCTGATATTACTGTAGCAGTTGATGCTAGTACACTATCAGGAAATACATTAAACTCAACGATAACAAGTTCAAGTTTAACCAGCATTGGTACATTAGCTAATCTAACAGTTACAAATCCAATTGCAGGTAGTGTTACTGGTAGTGCTGCAACATTAGCAACTTCTAGAAATATCAATGGTGTTGCATTTAACGGCAGTGCTGACATTACCGTAGCGGCAGCTGCTGGAACATTAACAGGTACGATACTAGCAGGTAACGTAGTATCAAGTAGTTTAACCAGTGTTGGAACAATTGCAACAGGCACATGGAACGCTACCGCAATTGGCCCAACGAAAGGTGGAACTGGATTATCTGCCTACACTAGCGGTGATATAATTTATGCATCAGCAACTAATGTGCTATCTAGATTAGCCAAAGGCGTTAACGGACAGGTATTAACGGTCGTTGCAGGATTCCCAGCATACGCAGATGTTCCTGTATATACCCTACCAACTTCAAGTACAAGTGTACTAGGTGGTGTTAAAGTAGACGGAACTACTATCACAATTACCAATGGTGTTATTACTAGCACCGGCGGATACAGTTTACCAACAGCGTCAACTTCAACATTAGGTGGCGTTAAAATTGATGGAAGCACCATTACACTAAATGGCAGCAATCAATTAGTTGCTACTGCTTACACTCTACCTACAGCAAGTAATTCAGTTTTAGGTGGTGTTAAAGTAGATGGTACAACTATTACTATTAATGGTAGTGGAGTTATCAGTGGGGCAAACACTTATACATTACCTACAGCTGGTACTAGTACACTAGGCGGGGTCACTGTTGCCGCAGTAGGCACCAGTGGTCTTAATAATACTAGCGGGGCGATAAGTTTAGCGACAGCAGGCACAAGCCAATTAGGTGGAGTTAAGATTGACGGCACTACCATTACTATCGATGGCAGTGGAGTTATCAGCAGTGCAAGTGGTCTAGCATCGCGCGGAACTGTTGCTGGAACTACAGCCAGTTTGGCAAATAACGCTACCGGAAATTTAACCATTGTTGGATTCAAGGGCTACGTATTATACAAGATACAGACATCAGCCGGTGCATGGGTAAGAATATACACCGATGGCGCTAGTAGAACTGCAGATGCTAGTCGAGCACAAACTTCTGACCCAAGTCCGGGTTCTGGTGTTATAGCGGAAGTTATTACTTCAGGGGCTCAAACAATCGTAGTCGGGCCTGGAACTATTGGGTTTAATAACGAAAGCTCACCAACAACAAATATCGAACTAGCAGTTACAAATCTAAGCGGTTCCACAGCCACAGTTACAGTAACTTTGACTATATTAAAAATCGAGGTATAATATGAGCGATTTAAAAGAATACGTTGTTACTGCCAAAACAATGGCTGATGCGGATTCAATTATCGCAGACATGGAATCTCCCGACGGAAATCTTTATATTCCAAATAGAACTGTTGACATAACACAGCTACGAGAGATCAGTAGAAACACACACTTCATGTTATCAGATGAAGAAGCAGAACACCTGAGAAATGATCCTCGAATAATAGCAGTAGAACGCCCTCCTAGAGAAATGGGCATTGAAGTTGTTCATCATTGGAGTCAGACTGGCAACTTTGAAAAAAGTTCCACAGTCGATACTAATGATAAAAACTGGGGGTTATATCGAGTAACGGCTGGCTCTACACTTTCAGGATGGGGGACTGACGGATCGTTCACACAAAGCACTCAAACTGTGACTACAACCAGTTCAGGGAAAAATGTAGATGTTGTAGTTGTCGATGCACACATAAATCCTCTTCATCCAGAGTTTGCTGTAAATGTAGACGGCACCGGCGGTAGCAGAGTCAATCAGTTCAATTGGTTTTCATTAAGTTCTGCTGTTGGGATATCTACAACTGGTGCATATGACTACAGCATTATGTCTAGCAATCACGGAACTCACGTAGCAGGTACCGTTGCAGGTAATACACAAGGTTGGGCACGTGATGCCAATATCTATAATATGGAATTTGGCTATGCTGCTTCAAATGCTCCTGTCAATTGGGAACTTTATATTTTTGATTATCTCAGAGCCTTCCATAAAAATAAAGCCATCAATCCTGCAACTGGTCGAAGGAATCCCACAGTTACCAATCACAGCTGGGGTTATAGCTATAACAATATCGCATTAACATCAGTTACCAGTGTTACCTACAGAGGCACAACCACTGATATCTCAGCACTAAGCACTGCCAATAAAAAAATATCTTTAGAGCAGAATGGTGTACCGGTTCCGGCTGGAACATATCTATTTCGCACACCATATCAATATGCTGCTCTTGATGCCGACGTTACCGATGCAATAGCCGATGGAGTTATTGTTGTGGCAGCGGCGGGGAATAGTTATTGGAATTCAGGATACTCTTCCGACCAAGATTATAATAACAGTATTAATGCTGGAGGCACTATCTCTCACTCTCGAGGGTCGAGTCCAGCTGTAGCATCAGGTGTAATTGTGGTCGGCAACGTAAGTGCTCAGCAGGCAGAATATAAAAATAGTTCTAGTAATTATGGCAATAGGGTTGACATATGGGCTCCAGGAAGTAATATTGTTTCCTCATTTTTTGACTCAACTGCTGCCACTGAATTTGGTCTCACCTTGGCAAATGATCCTAGAAATTCAAGTTATAAAATAGGCAGCATCTCAGGAACAAGTATGGCTAGTCCACAGGTTTGCGGATCATTGGCTTGCTTGGCTGAACAAAATCCCAACCTAACTGCTAGCGAAGCACTGGCCTATCTTATAGCAAATTCTAAGAAAAATCAGATTTCCAGTACTGGATCAAGCTACGGAAACTATCAATGGCTCGGAAACAGCAACAATCGATACCTATTTTATCCGTTAGAAAGACCCGTAAGTGGGCACACACTGCCTAGAAATACATTTAAATCTAGACCCAATCCTGCATCAGGAATAGTTTACCCTAGAACAAAAATAAGATACTGGGGCTAATCAGTGATAAATATACTGAGAAAATACCACACGTGGAGATTATACTGTGACAAGTAATGTAACATATTCTGGCATAAACGAAAACTTTCCTGTAGCCGGACAGGATAATGACACTCAGGTGTTCAGAGACAACTTTGCCACCATTAAAACCGGTCTAAGAAATGCCAGTGAGGAACTTACTGATTTACAAAATTATGCTGCGAAAATCAACGTTACCAACGATTTTGAAATGAAGATCCAACAAAGAATGATTTTTAAAAATTGTAAAGATTCAGTTTGGGCTCCGTCAGGAACGTATGGATCTCCAGGATTTGGTGGCGGCAATATCGATTATACAGTTGGAACATATCAAGTATGGTCGTTCGATGCAACAACTAATAGTATTGAAATTATGAATTTACCAGGGGATCCTGCAGTAAGTTCACAAGAAGGAAGCCTACAACGTGGGGCTGGAAAACTTCGATTAGAATTATATAACAATGATAATCTTTCTGCTAAAAATATAACATTCACAACCAGTGCTGGAACAGTTATTAAACGTTCCAATTTTCCAGCGGCCGGTACAGATCCACTTAGATTAAATCTAACACTTGGTACTACTGCATACGATGATCCAGTGATTATTGATGTTTGGCGTCATAGTAGCGATCAAGTATTTTTTCAATATATCGGACAGTTCAGCTAAAATGTTTAATCCTCTAATCGAAGATCTTAGTCATCTCAAAGATAACGAAGTTGAGGAAAAAGTCCTTGAATTGAGCAAAAAATACTTCACTGCTCAGCGTTTAGGTAAGCCACAACTCTTGACACAAATCGCAAATCTTGTTACAATATATAAACAAGAAATGTCTAAAAGAAATAGTAATAAACTAAAAACACAATTAGACGGTGATTTGGATCAATTGATTAATGTGGACTAACAACACTCAAGAACAACTAATAGAAGGTGTACTACGACATGGACCAGATATATTGTCCAAGTGTCTTGCAGATCCTAACGAGCTTACTCAATATCTAGAACGTCTAGAATTCGAACACCTGCATTATCCAACCCCAAAGCAAGCTATCGATATTTCCAATTGGAATATTCCATATGAATATAAGACCATGGATATTTTAGATTGGTTATATATGCGATGCCCAACTCCAGAAATAAGAGAGCGGGTAGTAGAAGAACTTCGACTATTTGCCAAATACGATATGATTCCTGTATTAAAAGCCATGAAGTATGTGGTAGATACTCTTAGAGCTAATAATGTAGTATGGGGAGTAGGACGTGGATCTAGTGTGGCTAGTTATGTACTTCACATTATTGGTGTTCACAAGATAGACAGTATTAAATACAGTATACCAATAGAAGAATTCTTTAAGGAGAAACAAAATGGGTAAGACATATACAACTATGCGCGGTAAAGAAATCGATATGGAGAAGCTAAATCTTCAGAACGAATTAACACCAGCAGTGGGAAACATGAAGGTAAATGCTCGCGGAGACGAATTAGGGCTTGGCGGTAAAGTTGTAAGAACTCGTGAAGAGATTTTACAAGATTATTACGCTGCAAATCCAAGAGCAGTAACAGAAGAAATTTCCAAACGCTCTAAGGGCTAATATGAGTTTTGCATTCGCAGCTAAAAAAATCAAGGTACGGGCACTATCTAAAGATGTTCTAGTCATTAACATGGACATGGGAGAAATGAAAAGCTCAGGTGGTATTGTCATTGCTAGTGACGATGGTAAATCACACGGTGTCAAACCTCGATGGGCAGAGGTCTACAAGGTCGGTCCTGATTGTGGTATTGACGTTAAAGAAGGCCAATGGATTCTTATCGAGCACGGTCGATGGACACGCAAGATTAAAATTGACGACGGTGAAGGAGAGAAAGAGTTTCAAAAAGTTGAAGTTAAGTCTATCCTTGCTGTTGCTGACGAACGTCCTAATGATTTTTACATTGGCCAAGAATTCGAAAGTATGTCTTCAAACATTAGGCCAGAAGATTTTATCAATAGATAATGCATCTCAAAAAAAAGTCTTGGAGTATGAGTGAAATTTTAAACCAAATTCATGCACTTGCACGTGAATGCAAAAGCCCTTATAATGAGGGCTTTACTGCTTTTGAACTCAAAAAAGATCTCTACGAACTTAAATTTGCTCTCGACGAAGCTATTAAAAAATCACCAATGTTTCATGGCGAAGAAGAGTGGTTGACAGAGCAAGAAAAAAAACGTATAATTAAAATACTTAAATCATAAAGAGGTAGAGATGACTAATCCGTTTCGCGATCAAGAAAAATTCATGCGGGCTTGCGACCAGAGTGCAGGCGAGTTCAATGTAGCGCAGTTTAATTTATACACCAATCTAATTGAAGAAGAATTCAAAGAACTTAAAGTAGCTGTTGATAATGTTGATCGAGTTGAAACCCTCGATGCTCTTATCGATATCGTTGTTGTGACTATTGGTGCCTTACATAGCATGGGTGCAGATGTAGAAGGTGCCTGGAAAGAAGTAATGAAAACAAACTTTGCCAAGATCGATCATGAAACAGGCAAGGTTCGCAAGCGCGATGATGGAAAAGTTCTTAAACCAATTGGTTGGGAACCGCCACAATTAGGACAATTTCTAAATGGCAATTAATGTCTATTGGTGTAGGTCAATGCCTGGTGTTGACGAATTAGTCAAGCAAGGTTTCGGCGAGGACTGTTTTATATCTCCGCTAAGAGTCCAGGCACCCGAGCCATTGATCAAACATATTGATTATAAAGAATTTTTTGGACCAAATGTATCACGCTGTCCGGCAGTAGTTGACGAATTAAAAAATATATTTGTTATTAAAAGTCCAGTTAGTATGGGTATTGAAGTTAAGCGTGATCGCTTAAACATCGCGGGACAAAGTATTCCATTTGCCCAATCTTTCCTGGGAAATCCACAAGGACGTTTTGGCATTATGCAAATGAGTTTAGGCTATTTGTTTTTTGCTGAAAAGAGTCTGTTGGCTACACAGCTTCCACCATACTATGATCATAACGGTTTTACCGAAAAAACCTTTAGTATATCAGCTAGTTACGATATCGGACGTTGGTTTAGACCGGCCTGTAAGCCTTCGTTTATTTTCAAACCAAAAATTGAAACTATTGAAATTGAAGAAGGTGATGCACTTGCCTATATCAAATTCAATACTCAAGAAAAAGTTAACCTAATTGAGTTTGATGATCCTAGAATTAACTTGCTCAACGAACAAAATCCTGCTATAATATGTACAATGTTGAAAAAACAATCGGAAGGCATTTTGTCATTAAACAAGTGTTATGAATATTTTGAACAATATAAAATGCGCCGTAGGATATTAAAACTTATCAAACAGAGTAGGCTAAAATAAAGGAACTTAAAATGAGTAATTTTGATGATGCATTAGAAGATATTAAAAAAGCAAAAGCAGCATTAGATTCAAATGTTGCAGACACTACAGCGTATCCAAACGCTAAACGTCACAAATATGTTAGCTTTGCTAAAAGCGGTTTGCGTATTGTTGCCTGCTATTTCATAGCATACTACGACTTACAAATTGCTGCTGGATTATTATTGTTGGCAGAACTATTAGGAATTGCTGAGGAAATTGTATAACATGAATATGGATCAAGCTGCTGTTTGGCTTGCCGGCAGTATTTTATTTGCATTAGGTTGTGTTGTAATTATCTGCGGAATTATTGTAGTCAATAATATATTGCACAAATATTGGAAACCTGTTAAACTGTTTACACCAGATAGCTGGAAGGGATTTTATCCACCAGCTCAACGATCACTTTGGGACGATAATAAATGAAAGACTTATGGGTAGAAAAGTATCGCCCGAAAACAGTTGACGGTTATGTATTTAGAGATGACCATCAACGCAATCAGATCAATACATGGATTAAAGATAAAAGTATTCCACACTTATTGTTAAGTGGTGCTGCTGGTATTGGTAAGACTACGTTAGCTAAAGTTCTCATAAACGAGCTCGGCATTGAAGATTATGATGTACTAGAAATTAACGCATCACGTACTAACTCTGTAGACGACGTTCGTGATAAGATTACTAACTTTGTACAGATGATTCCGTTCGGTCCTTTTAAGGTGGTACTATTAGATGAAGCAGATTACCTGTCTCCCAACGCACAAGCCGCTTTACGTGGTGTTATGGAAGAATATCATGCAACCGCTAGATTTATTCTTACTTGCAATTATCCTAATAGGATTATTCCTGCCATCCATTCTAGATGTCAAGGATTTCATGTTGAACGGACTGATATCACTGAGTTTACTGCTCGTGTCGCTACTATTCTGGTCGAGGAAAATGTAGATTTCGATCTTGATACTTTAGACTTATATGTGAAAGTTGCATATCCTGATTTACGTAAGTCTATTAATCTTGTTCAACAAAATGTCAACGAAGGTAAACTTGCTGCTCCTAATAAAGCAGATGGCGGCGAAGCAGACTGGAAGTTTGATATGGTGACATTATTTAAGGCAGGAAAAATCACAGAAGGTCGTAAATTACTTTGTGGGAAGATTCGTGCAGAAGAAATGGAAGAGGTATATCGTTGGCTTTACGATAACTTAGAAATCTTCGGTGAAGCTAAAAATCAAGACCAAGCGATCATTGTAATTAAAGCAGGCCTAGTTGATCATGTAGTGTGCGCTGATCCAGAAATTAATCTTGCAGCAACGTTAGTCAAATTATCACGCTTGGTGGAATAATGTCTGCTAGATATATGATTGTCAGTTACTATCTCAAGCCAAATGGCAAACATGAGGAAGTAACAGAATTCAAAGACAGTGTTAGACGTAAACATCTGCAGACTGCCAAAGTCATTCTTGACTTCAAAGAAAAAAAGTGTATCAAAAACGGCCTCAATCCAGAAGCCGGTTTTGATGACATGCTAGAGTTTTATAAAAGAACGTTAGGGGAAAAACTTACTCCCCACCTTCCTCAAGAATCTCCGTAAATCGCTAGTATCTCCTTTACTGCTTCATGTCGTTCAATGTCACCTACAGTAAAATGACAGATATCTACATATCTATGATTTTCGAAATTATTGAACAACTTTAAAAATTCTAATAGACCGTTATTGCTTGGGCGATCTGCTTGTTGCAAATCTCCAGTAACAACCATCTTAGAGCCTATTCCCAATCTAGTCAAGAGCATTTTCATCTGACTAGGCGTGGCATTTTGAGTTTCATCTGCAATAATGACAGCGTTCTTAAATGTACGGCCTCGCATATATGCTAGTGGACTGGTTTCAATCACCCCCTCGGTTATCATGTTAGTTATATCCTTAGCATTATAGTTTTCTGCGAATACATCCATTATCGGTTTAGTCCAAGGTTCCATTTTTTGATTTAGGTCGCCTGGGAGAAAGCCGTGTTCTTCGTCAACTGACACAGCAGGTCTGGTAATAATAATCCTATCAGCACTTCCGTATTTGAGCTGATCTATAGCCCACTGAACCGCTAGCATGGTTTTACCTGTACCGGCTGGGCCGATAGCAAATATGATCATTTTGCTTGGATCATTTAGCTTTAATAGGTAATTCTCTTGGCTTAGGTTTTTGGGATATATTTGAACTCTGGGACGTTTTTGCTGTTGTTTTTCAACTAGACTGATTACGTTGTGATTTTGCTGTTGATGTTGGAAGTCATTAGACTTCATTATTGCCGCTCTTTTTCGCTTCATATTAAGGTTAGCCCTCCTTTAAGAGTGTTTAAGCACGGACCTTGTAACCGTAGTGTCCGTACTCGGACACAAAAGTATTTAACGATCTAGGCAGAATTTAATAAGTTACGTTATTCTTTTGACTGATAAATACAAATGGGAGAAGATATGGCCGATTTAAAAGACATCATTTCTAATATAGAAAATATTTACGGATCAAATAACAGCTTAAATTTGCTTAAAGATTTCGAGCGTGTTATTGACGAACTAGACATCTATGTCTACGATAACTGGATAGGCGGTGAATTAGTTGCTGGTCCTATCGAAAGCCGCTATTTTGTAGAGTGTACTTTCATGTGGCCAGAAGATAAAATGCCTGAGCCCAAGGGTGGCGAGAAACTATTGGATTACGGTTGTTCAGTTCAGTATGCTGAAAGCTATATGACTAAAGTTCGAAAGATCAAAAAGCCAGACGATATTCGTCCTGGTACAAAGAAAGGTAAAATTGACCGTGAGCCAATTTGGATGGTCAAAATTAAAATGCCTAAAAAATTAATGAACGATATCAATCGTGGTCATAGAAATCTTGATCAGAACAAAGTTCAAGATATCGTAAATCAAAACGGTGTAGCTCCAAGCGAAATTGATGCGGGCGAACAACAAGTACAGGACGCAACAAATGCATAATATGTTAAGTGAGGGTCTTCGCGCAGACGATCTTAAAGATATGGTATATCCCTTGTTTGAATTAGATACTTTCAAATCAAAGATGGGCGAGGATCGCGATGTATGTGTAATGAGTTTCATGGTTAAAGATCGTAACCCTGCAAAAGACCTAATGGAATTTATTGAGAAAGGTTTTTCTTTTGTACTTGACGCTGATGTTAGCTCAGGTGAAAACGACCAAGGCGAATATAATGTGTTTGTTGAATTACCAAGAACAACTCGATTGGCCGAGCATATTAAAGAAATCACCTATGGTGTTCGTAAACTTACCGGTATTGAAGATTTTACATTTAGATATTATAAGCATGCCGGTATCCACGAAGTAACTGAACAAGAATTATCAATAGTTCCTGATAATGCAACAGCATATGATGGACTAATGAACAAATATAGAACCGAAGATGTCAAGAAGTTTTTTAGTAAGACTCTAATGGATGATTTTACATTAGATGGTGATATCATCACTATTCATAAACCGTTTAATCAAAGTATTCAACTTCGCATGATTAAAGAAGGAGATACTGAAGCAATGTTTGAAGGAATTTCGGATCCGATAGAAGTCGATCATACCGCAGCCGCAGAAACATTCTGGCTAACTAAAGTATTAGGTGATTACAATATCAACAAGGTTGGCGACAGCTTTGTTTTTGAAAATGGTCAAAAGGCCATGGTACTACAAAGGATGGAATAATGAGTGATTTTACTTTTAACTTTACACAAGATCAATTAGGTCAATGCATTGGAAAAAATCCATACATTGATCATTGGTATAGTGCATTAAACACTATTTTACCAGATTACGAAATTAACACTCCTCAACGTGTTGCTGCATTCCTGGCACAGTGCGCACACGAAAGCGGAAACTTCACAGCTTTACACGAAAACTTAAACTATCGTGCTGTTACCCTGCGCAAGGTATTTCCCAAGTATTTCCCAACTGATGAGTTGGCTGAGCAATATGCTCAGCAGCCTGAAAAGATTGCCAACCGTGTTTATGGTGGACGCATGGGCAATGGTGATGAAGCTAGCGGTGATGGATATCGTTATTGCGGTAGAGGTCTTATTCAACTCACAGGCAAACAAAATTACACCAAATTTGCAGAAAGCATCGATACACCTGTCGAAGAAGTCCCAGAGTTTTTAGGAACATTTGAAGGTGCTATTCAATCAGCTTGCTGGTTTTGGGAAACAAACAACTTAAATCAGTATGCAGATAGCGGAGATATTCTAACAATGACCAAACGTATTAATGGTGGTACTATTGGTCTAGAAGACCGCCAACAGCATTATAATCATGCATTACAGGTGTTTGGCGCTTAATCATGCTAACATGGGTTATTGAACATACGCTACTATTATTACCAACTTGGTTTTGGTTTGTAGTATCCGGTGTTGGCGCTGTTTTATACTTCTTCAGTGGATTTATTCAAGCTATTCCTTTTGCTCAGGCAAAACTTGCCGGATATTCAATTAAGTATATTGGTCTTGCATTGCTATTAGGCGGCATTTATCTAACCGGTGGCGCTGGTGTTACAGCACTGTGGAAAGCAGAAGCAGAAGCCCTAAAAGCCAAGGTAGCTGTTAGCGAAGAAAAAAGTAAAGAAGCTAATAGTAAATTAAACAGCGCACTAAAAGAAAAGAACAAAGTAGTTAAAGAAGTTCAGGTGGTAATTAAAGAGCGTATCAAAGAAGTCGAAACTAAGATAGATGCTCAGTGCGTGATCGCTCCAGAAGCAATTAGTATTTTGAATGATGCTGCTAGAAATGTAAAAGACACAGTAGAGGGAGTTAAGAAATGAAAAGTTTGTTAATTCTTTTATTATCAGCTGTACTGTTAACGGGATGCGCAGATGTTCCTGTAGCAAGACACTTCCCTGAAGTTCCAGCAGATTTGCTAGTTGCATGTCCTGATTTAAAACTAGTTGATCCCAATACAACGAAATTAAGTGATGTTGTTGGGGTAGTAGCAGAAAACTATGGCCAATACCAAGAGTGTAAAATTAAGATCGACATGTGGTCCGAATGGTATAAGTCACAGAAACAAATATTTGAGAGCATAAAATGAACATTGATAACGAAGGTTGCCCAATTTGTGGCGGTAAACACCCAAAAAAATAAATAATAGTATATAAGTTTGGAGCGAACTAGATGGCACTAATAGATTCAGTATTAAATCTAATCAACAAAACCCCGAAAGACCCAGCAGCACCAAAGCCACCAGTAGGCAGTCGTAGCGAGCGTGAAGCAAAGATCAAAGATAAAGCAGGTCTTGTAATTAATGTATTTGCGCTGTTACTTGCTGTTAATGCATACTTTGGAGGGAGCTACTCTAGCACTATCTTAAACAACACAATCAAGGCAGGCAGCGAGTGGAGTTTTTATCAAGCTAAGAGCATTAAAAAGACAGCCGCAGAATATGCATTATATGATGCGCAAAAGTCTAATGATACTAGGCGTATTGCAGAATTAACTGCCAAAATTGATCGTTACGAAAACGAAGCACACGATGGCATGAAAGATATTCTGACTCGTGTTCAAAAACTAGAAGCTGATCGAGATGCTGCTAAACTGCGTAGCCCATGGATGAGCTATGCTAGTACAGCCTATCAGTTATCAATTGTTTTACTATCTGCAAGCATTCTTGCTGTTAGTATGCCCCTATTCTGGGGCAGCTTTGCAGTGTGTGGAGCGGGTGTAATACTAATGAGTCAAGGCCTTTGGCTTTGGTTTTAAAAAATAAGGAGCAAAATATTATGGCAGAAGAAGTAACAAGCGAATCAAAAAAAGAAGATTGGATGAGTAGTAAATGGCGTCCAATGATGGGCTGGATGTATATGTCAGTCTGTGTCTGCGACTTTATGTTGTTTCCAGTATTGTGGAGTATACTACAAGCATTGGGCAATCACGGTCATGTCGAATCGCAGTGGAATCCAATTACTCTACAAGGTGCTGGCCTGTTCCACTTGGCTATGGGTGCTGTGTTGGGTATTGCAGCATATGGCCGTACACAAGAAAAATTAAGTGGGGCAGAGATGGGCGGGTTACAAGCCGTAGGTCAAAGCGTCACAACAACATTTCGCCAACCTTCGGCAGGGGGCTTCACTAACTCCGGTCCCAGTACTGCACCAATAACTCCAGTTACAACAAGCAGTGGTAAATTGGGGCCTTCGTCAACTGGGGGCTTTGGAGCTCCATTATAAGGAAGAACAATTATGAAAAAACTATTAGCATTATTAATTGTAGCTGTATTCGCATCAACGGCTATTGCTGCTGAAACAGCTAAAAAAGAACCAGCTCAAAAATCAGCTGCTGAAAAGAAAAAAGCTAAAAAGCATAAAAAGGTAGAAGGAACAAAAGTTCCAGAACCTGCCAAGAAAAAATAAGCTATCAGTAAATCTGTAGTAAATATAAAGGACTGCTTGACACAGTCCTTTTTTTATCATATAATATAAAGACTATGGATTATTACTCAACTCTTGGATTACAACGCGGCGCAAGCGAGGCCGACATTAAAAAAGCCTACAGAAGTATGGCTATGAAACATCACCCCGATCGAGGTGGCGATGAAAAGAAGTTTAAAGAAGTAAGTCAGGCCTATGATTTTTTAAGCGACCCACAAAAGAAACAGATGATTGATGCAGGCATGGATCCTAACCAGGCAAATCAAGGTGGCGGATTTTATCACCAAGCCGGCGGACAGCCCTTTGAATTCCATTTTGGTGGAGCTCCGGGAATGGATGATATATTTGGTCAGTTTGGTTTTGGTTTTAGAAATCAGATGCGTAAAAATCGTACAGTAAATGTACAGGTCGAATTGACATTAGAAGATGTAGTTTTTGGTAAAGAACTAAATGCTGAAATAAACATCCCGGGCGGACAGACCAAAGTAGTAAACATTTCAATTCCGCCAGGCGTTCAACACGGACAACAGATTAGATATCAAGGCATGGGTGACCACAGCATGCGGGATGTGCCTGCTGGAGATTTGATTGTTAATGTATACATTAGACATCAACCTGGATTTACTCGAGAAGGCGACGACATCATTGCCGAACAAACTGTAAATGTATGGCAAGCTATGCTTGGATCTACTGTGAGTGTAGCAACAGTTGACGGACGAACACTTACGATAAATGTTCCTCCTGGGACACAACCAGATACTATATTAAGTTGTAGAGGCGAGGGTGTTCCTAATATGCGTACACGAGTTCGTGGAAATTTATTAATTAGAATTAAAATTGAAGTTCCAAGAAATTTAACAAAACAACAACTAGAAAAAATACAAGAAATTAAAGATGGAATTTAAACTTGGGCCGCACGAGTCACTTGTAGAAAAAAGTACTCCTTGGAATTTTTCTACAGATGGTGATGCTGAACAATTAGAAAACGACATGATCGATTTTATGATTTCAGCTAAAGGGATCGGCTTGGCTGCAAATCAAATAGGAATGACCAAGCAGGTATTTGTTATTGGTAGCAATAACATCCCAGGATTCCCTATGCCGTTCGCAGTTTTCAATCCAAAGATTATCAATGTTAGTGAAGATCTAACACTAGATCAAGAAGGATGTCTTAGTTATCCTGACCTATGGTTAGCTATTAAACGTCCAGCAAAAATACAAGTTGAATATCAAAATAGTAAAGGCGATATCATCGAGGCTGAGATGGATGGATTAGTTTCCAGATGTTTCCAGCACGAGTTTGATCACTTGAATGGTATTTGTTTTGTTGACAAAGTATCGCAAATGAAGTTAAACTTAGCTATGAAGCGCATTAGGAAAAGGAAATAATGATCGAACCGAGCCAAAATTTACAAATTGTTTTTGAAAATGCAGTCAGTGTTGCCAAGCAACACGACCATGAGTATGTTACAATTGAACACCTGTTGTACGGAATAATGTGCGACCAACCTTCTTTTGAAATGATCGAACAGTTTGGTGGGGATTCTAATTTTGTTAAAACTAACTTAGAACACTATCTTAAAAACAATCTCAATGATATCAAAAATACTGACATTGATAAGCCAAGAAAAACCCATGCCGTTGAGCGTGTGTTAAATCGCTGTTTTACACAGGTGTTATTCAGCGGTAGACAGCGTATTGAAATTGCCGATGTTGTTATCGGTATCCTAGGAGAAAAAAATTCATTTGCATTTTATTTCCTAACTAAAGGCGGACTAGTTAAAGAAAAATTTGTTAAATTTTTCCAAGAACAGATCGCAGACGAAGAAAACGAAACCGAACATGCTATTGTTACTCCGTCTCAATTAGACCGTGTGCTAAACACATATTGCACTAATTTAAGTCTTGCGGCTAAGCAGCGTAAAATCGATCCCGTCATTGGAAGAGATGACGAACTAGAAAAAATTCAACTTATTATCGCACGTAGAAATAAAGCCAACGTATTATTAGTTGGCGACCCGGGTGTTGGTAAGACTGCAATCGCAGAAGGACTTGCTCGTAAAATCTTTGAAAAGAAAGTTCCTAAATTTATTCAAGACCATAGTGTCTATACATTAGATATTTCTGCATTATTAGCAGGCAGCAAGTATCGCGGTGATTTTGAAGAAAGATTGAAAGCCGTGCTAAATGCTCTAGAAAAGAAAGGCAAAATCATTCTTTTTATTGATGAAGCACATATGATGAATGGTGCTGGAGCAGCAAGTCAAAATTCCAACGATATGGCTAATATGCTCAAGCCTATTCTTACCAAAGGTGTTCTTAAATTAATTGCATCTACAACTTGGGAAGAATATCGCAAGTACTTTGAAAAGGATCGTGCGTTAATGCGTCGATTCCAGCGTGTTACTGTCGATGAACCTACAGCAGATGTCACCGTTAAGATTCTTAAAGGTGTTAAAAAATATTATGAAAAACATCATAATGTAAGAATTACAGATGCCGCCATTGACCAGGCTGTTAAATTATCTATCAAATATATGGCAGATAAAAAACTACCAGACAAGGCCATTGATATCATTGACTGTGCTGCTGCTCGTTATAAGTTAAAAGATGATCCTGAAACTGACGGCATTGAGCAGATCGTTGACCTTGAACAGGTTACGTATGAGCTCAGCAAGATGATTAACATGCCATTAGAAGCTGTTGCGCAGAAAGAAAGCAAGAATCTTGCAGAATTAGAAAAAGGCATGAAGGGTGCAGTCTATGGCCAAGATGGTGCCGTAGATACATTACTTGACAAAATCTTTGTAAGTCAAGCAGGCATGAAGCATCCTAACAAACCAATTGGGTCTTTCTTGTTCCTAGGTCCAACAGGTACTGGAAAAACTGAAACTGCTAAAGCACTTGCAGAACGCATGAGCATGGAATTAGTGCGCTTTGATATGGGTGAATATCAAGAGAAGCATAGTGTTGCTAGATTGATCGGAGCTCCTCCAGGATATGTTGGTTACGAAGATAATGCGGGTCAATTAATTACCAAACTTCAAGAACATCCTAATTCAGTATTGCTATTAGACGAAGTTGAAAAAGCTCATCCAGATGTCATGAACATTCTCCTAGCATTTATGGACAACGGGTTTATCACCGGATCAAATGGCAAGCAAGCAGATGGCCGTAATACTATTTTGATTATGACATCGAACTTGGGTGCTAGAGATAACGAAAATAATACTATTGGATTTGGTGGACTAGACAAGGACGGTGAAGATGATAAAGCTGCAAAGAAATTCTTTGCTCCTGAGTTCCGCAATCGTCTAGACGGTATTGTTAAATTTAGCGGACTTAGTACTGAAACAGTTATACAAATCGTTAAGAAATTTGTCGGCGAGCTTAATACTCAACTCAAAGACAAAGGCATTGACATTGTGCCGAATACTGATGCTGTTAATTGGTTGGCAGAAAAAGGGTATGATAAGAAGATGGGTGCTAGGCCGCTGGCCAGATTGATCGACAAGGAAGTCAAATCACCGTTAAGCCGCAGAGTGCTGTTTGGCGATCTAGTAGACGGCGGTAGAGTAGACATTACTGTTGTTGACGACAAATTGAACTTTGAAGTTAGCAAGATCTTATCTAAAGAAGAAAAGAAAGCGTTAAAGAGAGAGGCTGCTCTCCTGGAAGAACAAAATGTACAAGATCAAGTACAGCAGTAGAAAGTTCTATAACAAATGGATGTACAAGGCTACCGTATCTTTAAAAGGATGCGGTATCTTTAGAAATCACGGCTTTGATGATATCAGAGCATTTTGTTCAGGTAAGACCACTAGCCTGTCCTATTACGATCACGGGCATAGTACCAAAACCAATAGCGAATTAATTCTTAATATTGTAGATTTTTTAGAATCTAATACAGCTACTGCCTACGGTAAACGTATTCAAGGTAACTTTATTGATTTCTATACCAATGATGAAAAATTTTATAGAGATTTTTTAGAAACATTCGAGCCGTTGATACGTCATGGAGTTGAACCACTCCCCGGACATGTAGATCAGATATTAAACTCGTCCGACGTATTTGTTACAAAACTTCCTCATGGCAAGTATAAATTTAAAGTTTTTCTATTACCGCATAGAATGAAAAGCAATAAAGACCAAAAACAACAGTTTATTGATTGGGTGACATCTCAAAGTCCTAGAATTTTAATGAGCAAGGCTGTAAAAAGCTGGTTTATTAGAACCGAGTGGAATTGGGATCGACGCTATGTTCTGGTCGAGGATGAACAAACTCTGTTTATGATGAAATTGCGTAGCGCCGAAGTTGTGGGCAAGACACACGAGTATCAATTAGTCGATAAATAAGAGATGTCCAACGATACTATAGTTTTACTTTCAAACGCAAAAACAGAATCTCCCGATTCTTCCTTTTTATACAGCGAAAAACGCCCAGGTGCAGGGTATCATCGCCAATTAGACTGTGTACATACCGCTGTATACGATGTAAACACATTTGTAGGTACCATTAAGCTACAGGCTACCTTAGAATTAGATCCAGCAGAAACGGACTGGTTTGATATCACCGACACTAATTTAGGTGCAGGTCGCGACAGTTCTTACTGGACAACTGCACACTTTGTCACATTTACCGGTAATTTTGTATGGATACGTGCTGCTTATAACGTACAAAACGGTACTATCACCTCAATTTATTATAACTTCTAAGTATTACCAGCAGATAAATATAGTATGACCTTACGGAACATACTATGAGAGATATTATCACAAGACTAGACCTTGCTCTTTTTGAGACTGAACTTAATACTGCAGATCCCAAAGCAGATTATGAAGCTAAAAGAAAAGCACTCCATGACCTCGAAACAGATCCCGTTTTACTAAAAGAACCAGATTTAGTCAAAGCCGTACAACAACGCAAATTAGATCTTGAAAAAGAAGCTAAATCCAAGGGTGTAAAATAATGGTAAAATTAGTTGAAATGTTCAGCGCAATCGGTGCTCCTAAAGAAGACCATCAAGATATAGATTGGCTGGATGATCTAAAGTTCTTTATTGATCATAATCACGATTTGCAGGTTAATAAGATTATTCCCACTGTTCACAGGCATAAAGAACACATAGAGCATCCAGATGCTTATAAATTATACATGAAACCCTTGATGGATTGTGTTAACGAATATTGTGAAACTTTTGATGTAGAAGATAGAGAAGAATGCTTTCCTGTAGGAAAAATTGAAGAGCTTGCTAGAAATATAGCATCTGTTCAAGAAAACTACATTAAAAATAATCATTACAAATAATATGAGATTATTAGAACTGTTTGAACAATCAGGAAAAACGGTAGCCGTTGCATTCGGTAGAATGAACCCACCTACGATTGGTCATCAGAAGGTAGTTGAAGCTATATTAAAACAAAAGGCCGATGCTCATTTCTTGTTTGTATCTCAGACTCACAAATCAACCGGCAAAAATCAAACAAGATACGAGAACCCATTACCCTTTGATGTCAAGCTGGGATTTATACAACAGGCATTTCCTAATATTGATATAGGCGATACCTCAGTAAGTACAGCTATAGGAATTCTTCAGTATTTAGAAAAACAAGGTTTTGAGAATGTTATTTTTGTATGTGGCTCGGATCGTGTGCCGTCATTTACAGAATTATTCAATAAGCAAAATGGTATTGATTATAATTTAAAATCAATTAAGATTGTATCTAGCGGTGCTAGAGATCCGGATGCAGAAGGTGCAGAAGGAATGAGTGCTAGCAAGATGCGAGCTGCTGCAATTGCAGATGATTTAGAATTATTTAAGACTGGATTGCCAGCGGGTCTGCAAGGTGATGCTGAAGAAGTATTTTCTGCTATTAGACACGGACTCGCACCTTGGATTGAAGAGAAAATTGCAGACGAAGGTTTTATGACTTTTTTAAAGGGAGAACCTCCTAAAAAGAAATGGAACGCTGCCAAAGACTCTAGAGTTATTAGTAACAAAAAAGACGATGACGCTTGGATTAAACTGTTATTAGACAAGCATCGCAGAGGTATCGAACTTACTGATCGCGAATGGGATTCTATTAAGCAATGGAAACTAAAACGTGATATGAGAGAATCAGAAGGCGATGCAGAAGGATTGCCGCACTTAACCAAGGAACTACTAACACATATCGTTGACGAAGTTGGTGCAGAAGGCGCCCACGCTATTATTAAAAGTCTAACATGGGGTGATGGAGCATCTAAAGAATTTTTACATCTAATTGTCAAAGACCTAGAACAGAACATCGATAATATGGATGAACACATTGTCAAAGTTAAGGGCGGTTACGAACTAAAGAGCAAGCACGGTAATAAGAACCTAGGTAAGTATCCTACTAAGGCTGGTGCAGAAAAACGTGAACGACAAGTTCAATACTTTAAACACGCAGGAAAATAAAATGAAAGCAGAAGAATTTATATCAGAATATAAAAAAGGGCGCAAAGCTGTTAGGCACAATCCCAAACCTCGCAATCCAGTAGCTCACGCTTCACAAAGTGTTATCGGCGGTTCTGCGAGCGGTGCTCACAAAGACAAAACAAAAGAAATCCCTCGTCATGAAAAACATAAAACTGTAGCGGTAGTCGGTGAGGCTGGCGGATACGATCAAGGTCGTGCAGATCCACGTGCTCCGAGTCTTGGCGCACAAGATAGACGCGAGTTTAAACGTGCTGAATTACAACACGAACTAGGTGACGAAAGAAATAATATTGCAGTTTCAATTAATGGCAAACTATGGAAAGTATTTGCCGGTAAGGGATACGCTGATAGCATGGAAGAACGTCAACACCTAAATCATATGCGCAGTTGGGCTGAAAAGAAATCTGCTGCTACAGGCAAAAAATGGTCTGTGAGTTTAACAGGTGCAGAACCTACAACCTAGTATGGACGAAATCAAAACACTACAACGTCTTGCCGGAATTAATGAATTCAAAGGCTACCAACCCTTTGGCGGTAGCAACATAAGTATTACTGGTATGGAGAAGCAGCGTTTAGAAAAAGAACATGACATTAAACCCGGAACGCCTGAGTGGTTTAAGCTGTGGTTTTCAAAGCCTTACCTAACAGGAGAAAAACCAATATGATAGCAGTTAGCCTTTCAGCAAAAATAAAAATACAAGATTTGTTGTCAGAAGAAAACAATCCCAAATTATCATTACGTACATTTGTACAAGGTGGTGGTTGCTCAGGATTCAGTTATGGATTTACTTTTGACGATGTAAAAAACGAAGACGATTTTGAAATTCCTTGCGGTGCATGGAACATACTAGTAGACAGCATGAGTATGCAATATCTACAAGGTGCAGAAATAGATTATAAAGAAGAGTTATCGGGATCACAATTTACTATTAAAAATCCCAATGCTCAATCAACATGCGGATGCGGTAGTTCGTTCTCAGTATGAGCCCGGATCAATATCCAGTATACCCAGAGGACGACGGCACCGATGCTAAAAGAAACCCTTACAGTCCTGTATAATGATATACTAGAAGGTCTTGCTCGCTTTGGTTGTGGGCTAGCTGGAATCCCTTATGAAGGCAAGTGAATTAAAACTTCCTGAAGGAACAACAGTCTATGTTGACATGGATGGTGTTCTAGCGGATTTGTTTAATCACGCAGGATCTGTAAACAATGTAGAGCATTACAATCAAATGACTCAAGCACAATGGGAAGAGTTTTTTAAAAATTCCAATGCTTACGAGTTGTTTAAAAATTTGCCGGTATTTCCTACAGCAAATAAACTGCTGCAAATGGTTGTTAATTATGCAGGCGGGTATAATATTTTAAGCAGTCCGTTGAATTTTGACAGGGCTGGCAGTATCAAAGGCAAGCGTGAGTGGCTGTCAAAGCATATTAATGTTCCTGCAGATCAGATTATCTTTGAACATGAGAAATACAAATATGCTGTAAGTGCAGACGGTACTCCAAATGTATTAATCGACGACTACGGTGTAAACATTCGTAAATGGGCAGATGCCGGCGGCATTGCTATCAAATATCAAGCAGACGAAGACAGTCTACAGAAAGTATTCAAAGCTCTACAAGCTGCCAGCAAAGGCGAAGTAGACGAAGGATGGAAGGATATTGCTGCCGCAGGCGCACTTGCCACAGGACTAGCATTTGGTGGGGCTGGAAATGCCGATGCAAAATCTCAACCAACGACGCAGAAGCCTAGCGTTATCCAACAAGTCAGTAAACAAGATATTGCAAAAAGTGTTACGAAAAATCCGCACGAAGTGTACTTGAGAAAGGCTGCAGAAAAAGCAGGTATCGCGGGCAATGAGCTTACAGCATTTTTATCACAATGTGCTCACGAAACTCTTGACTTTAAACACATGAAAGAGATCGGCGGTAGCTTAGATTTCCGCAAGTATGACCCCAAGTATGCTCCCAAGAAAGCAAAACAGTTAGGAAACAAACAAGTAGGTGATGGCGCAAAATACAAAGGTCGCGGATATATTCAGTTAACTGGCCGCGACAACTATAAAAAAGCAGGTACTGCATTAGGCCTACCCTTAGAGGCCAAGCCAGAACTTGTTGAAAAACCAGAAGTTGCTGCCAAGGTAGCAGTATGGTATTGGAAGAATCGAGTTGCTCCTAAAGTTGATAGTTTTAAAGATAACAAAGCTGTAACTAAAACAATTAACCCCGGCATGAAGCATCTTGATCAACGGTCAGATAAACTCAAATCATTCCAGGTGGCAATGAGATGAAATTCAGCGATATTACCAAGCAGTACAAGTTATTTGGTGCTAGAGTCAAGGTAAAAAACCCTGGTTACAGTCTACTGATCGATACTACAGTTACAGCTAAAAGTAAAGAAATGGCTAGAAGATTGCTAAAAGCACAATATGGCAAGGATTCTCTAATTAACAGCATTAAAGAAATCGAATAAATACATCATGAGAATAAATGAACTTTTTGAAGATGCAACAGCAGGGGCTACAAGCTCGGGTAATATCGGGACAGTAGTAAGTCCGCAGTTGGCTATTGGCAAAAAGAACATTGGTAAGAAAAGCTATACAGGATCTCCAGGAAAAAGCGGTACAAAAGCGCCAGCTGTTCCTAAAGCTACTCAGGCTAAAAATGCAGACGGAACTGCTAAAAACGCTTTAGATATGAAGAGCACCAACATATTTGGTGGCGGCTCTGCGATCAAAAGATAAATACAATATGCACCTAAAAACGCAAGGAAAATAAAATGGATTTCAAATCACTAGTTAGCAAAATTAACCAATTAAACGATCCTGTAGAACACGTACAGGCTCCAACATTGCCGCAAAGCATTCAACTTGACGAGAGAGCACAGATGCGTGTGTTAGCTGGTCAAACAACTATTCTTGCAGAAGCTAAGAAAAAAGCTGAAAAAGAAGAGAAAGAAGTTAAAGAAGAAATGAAAGTTGGCGATAAGAAAAATATCGCAACTGGCACAGTTGAAAAAACTAAAACAGGTATTGTTCACAAGAGCAACAAGGCTTACGGTGGTAGCGAAGAAAAAGCTGACGACGGCGATGACGAACCAAAAGCCAAGAAAGCTAAAAAAGCTAAAACAGAATCCATTGAAGAAGCTAGCGACAAAAAGAAAGCTGCTCAAGAAAAGTTCAAGGCAATGATCGCTAAAAAGAAAGGCGAAAAGAAAGAAGAAGTTAAAGAAGGTTCTAAGCCAGACTTTTTAGATATGGACAAAGATGGTGACAAGAAAGAGCCAATGAAGAAGGCTGTTGCTGACAAGAAGAAAGGGTCTGCTCCTAAGAAAGGCGTAAATCCATTTGCCAAGAAAACTGAAAGCAAGATGATGCCAAAAGGCAAGAAGCGTCCAGTTAAAGAAAGCTTTGAAGGTAAATTAACTTTTAAAGAAATGATCAAGCTAGTTCAAGAAAGCGGTGGTCAACAACAAATCGATCCAGTTGATGCAGAATTATTTGCATGGGCTCAGCGTGTTGCTGCTGCCAAGTTCAATGAATCTACCAAGCAAGAAGTATATGCTGGTCTAGTTTATGAAAGAATGGGCGGAGTATTTGAAATGTACGACGTTCTAGCAGAAACAAAATAATTTACCGTTTGGTAAACAAAGCCAGTCATTAGGTTGACTGGCTTTTTTTATGACTGTATAATAGTCATATAAGGAGATTTATCATATGGCTAAAATGTACGGTCCAGAAGAAAAAGCAAAACTAGAACGATTAATCAACGAAGGCTCTAATGTACTTCGTGAAGTAGAAGATCTTAATGAAGGACTTAAAGAAACTGTTAAGGCAGTGGCAGAAGAATTGCAGATTAAGCCAAGTTGGATCACTAAAGCAATTAAAATTGCACACAAAGACAACTGGAAAGACCACGAAGCTGAATGGGAAGAGATCGAAGGTATCCTAGGTGTTACTAAAAATTTACCAGAATGATTATTGATTTTTTTAAACCTACAATAGATTGGATTAAAGGTGATTATCGAACTCATCCTTTGCGTTTTGGCATTGAGCTGCTCGCTTGGGCTGTTAGTATTGGTTGCTCGATCACCATGGCAGTCACCGTGCCTAATCCTCCTCTTCTTGTATTATATCCTATCTGGATTAGTGGCTGTGCTATGTATGCATGGGCTGCTTATACTAGGAAGAGTTTTGGTATGCTGGCTAACTATATCTTGCTAACCGCAATTGATACATTTGGTCTAGCTAGAATGCTAATTAATTAAATAAAGTAAGAAGGTAGGCGAGGCCACAATCCGCAATTTTGGTATTTGCAAGCCGTAAATTGCATAGGAGAAAAATTTGAGTTACGTAGACGCTTTCTATGATAGAGAGCAGGATAAAATCAATGTTGTTGAACGTGATAGTAACGGCAACCGAACATTTAAAGAATATCCAGCTCGTCATATCTTTTATTATCAAGACCCTAAAGGTAAATTCCTTTCAATCAAGGGAGATCCCCTTAGTCGTGTTACAAGCAAGAATGTTAAAGAACATCGCAAAGAACTGGCCATCCATTCCAATCGTAAATTATTCGAAAGCGATATTAATGCCAGTTATCGTTGTCTAGAAGACAACTATCTAAATATCGATGCTCCTAAACTAAATGTAGCATTTTTTGATATTGAGGTAGACTTCGATCCAGAACGTGGCTATGCAAGTCCTGATGATGCATTTATGCCCATCACGGCTATTGCTGTTTATCTTCAATGGATGGGAACTATGGTATGCTTGGCTATTCCGCCCAAGACATTATCTATGGCCGAGGCAGAAAAACAAGTTGAAGAATTTCCTAATACTATGCTGTTCGATAACGAAGCGGACATGCTAAATACATTCTTAGATTTAATTCAAGATGCAGATGTATTGAGCGGCTGGAATAGCGAAGGATTCGATATTCCGTATACTGTTAATCGTGTTACCAAGGCATTAAGTAAAGAAGATACCAGACGTTTTTGTCTGTGGAATCAATTTCCTAAAAAACGTGAATATGAAAAGTACGGCAAGGCCGCGGTAACTTATGATTTTATCGGTCGTGTGCATATCGACTCATTAGAATTATATCGCAAATACACCTATGAAGAACGTCATACATATAGGCTAGATGCTATCGCTGAATATGAACTAGGTGAACGCAAAACACAATACGAAGGTACCCTGGATCAACTGTACAACAATGATTTTAGAACATTTGTCGAATATAACATCAACGACTGCATGCTTCTTGAAAAGCTAGATAAAAAATTAAAATTTATCGATCTTGCAAATACCATTGCTCATGAAAACACAGTATTAATTCAAACCACAATGGGTGCTGTAGCTGTAACTGAGCAAGCTATTATTAATGAATCACATCGCCGTGGAATGATTGTTCCCAATCGAATACAGCGTGATTCCAACGAAAACACAGCGGCGGCGGGTGCCTATGTTGCATATCCGAAGAAAGGTATACATGAGTGGATTGGTTCTCTTGACATTAATAGTCTCTATCCTAGTGCTATTCGGGCTTTAAATATGGGACCTGAAACTATTGTTGGTCAATTGCGTCAAGACGGCACCAAGGCGTTTATTGAAGAAAAAATAGAAAAAGGCAGTAGCTTTGCCAATGCTTGGGAAAATATGTTTGGTAGTGTAGAATATACTGCTGTAATGAATCGAGAAGTTAGCAGAGAAATTACTATCGACTGGGAAGATGGCGGCCATGATACACTGTCGGCTGCTCAGGCATACGATTTAATATTTGAAAGCAATCAGCCGTGGATGATTAGTGCTAACGGCACTATCTTTACCTACGAGAAGGAAGGTATCATCCCTGGACTACTCAAGCGTTGGTATGCTGAACGCAAAGAGATGCAAGCCAAACTGCGAGAATGTATCAAGGCAGGAAATAAAATTGAAGAAGAATATTGGGATAAACGTCAACTTGTTAAAAAGATTTTGCTTAATAGTTTGTATGGTGCTATTCTTAATCCTGGCTGTCGTTTCTTTGATAACAGGATTGGCCAATCAACCACACTTACTGGACGAGCCATCGCTCGTCATATGGCAGGTAAAGTAAACGAAATTATTACTGGAGAAAACGATCACGTAGGTAAAGCAATTATCTATGGTGATACTGATTCATGTTACTTTTCAGCATATAATACTCTTAAGAAAGAAATTGACAAAGGCACATTGCCGTGGTCAAAAGAATCTGTTGTTGAACTTTATGATACCATAGGAGAAGAAGTAAATGGAACATTCCCAAAATTCATGCAAGATGCATTCCACTGTCCAAAAACTCGAGGAGAAGTCATCAAAGCAGGTCGCGAGATTGTTGCTTCCAAAGGACTATTCATTACCAAAAAGCGATACGCAGTCCTCTATTATGACAAGGAAGGAAAACGTTCCGATGTTGATGGTAAACCAGGCGAAATCAAAGCCATGGGTCTTGACTTAAAAAGATCAGATACTCCTGTAGTAATTCAAGACTTCTTGAGTGAAGTATTGACCAGAGTTCTAAACGGTGCTGAAAAAGAAGAAGTACTAGAGTACATTACTGCATTCCGCACAGAGTTTAAAACTAGACCAGGTTGGGAGAAAGGTAGTCCCAAACGTGCTAATAACATTACTGAATATGCCAATAAAGAAAAGAAAGCAGGTAAAACTAACATGCCCGGACACGTTCGTGCTAGTCTTAACTGGAATACTCTGAAGCGTATGATGGACGACAAATACTCTGTTCAAATCGTCGATGGTGCTAAAGTTATTGTATGTAAAGTTAAAGATAACCCAATGGGGTATACCAGTGTTGCATATCCTGTTGACGAACTTCGTTTGCCGCAATGGTTCAAAGACTTGCCATTCGATGATGCTGTAATGGAAACTACTGTCATCGACGAGAAGTTAGGAAATTTAATTGGTGTTCTAGAATGGGATATCAGTTCAACCCGAAGTGATAACAACTTCAACAAATTATTTGATTTTGAATAAAAAATACTTGACTTTTATGCACGATCTAAATATAATCTTAATATAACCGGAGAAATCTAAATGAAAGACATTTTACAAGACATCGTAAGCCACACACAGAATCTAGGCTTTTTAACAACTGTTAAAGTCACAGGTACTGATAAAGGTACAACGATTAACTCAATGGCTGATGATCGGTCAGTTATTATGGAGGCAGAAACTGCGGCTCCATATGCAGAAATGCTCGGCACGTTTGGCATGCCGCAACTTAACAAGTTAAAATACTTGTTAGATGGTGCTGAATATAAAGACAATGCTAAAATCAGCATTACTACAGCAGAACGCAATGGTGAGACTATTCCGGTCGGTATTCATTTTGAAAACAAAGATAGTGACTTTAAAAACGACTATCGTTTTATGAATTCAGAAATCATCAACGAAAAGATGAAAACTGTCAAGTTCCGTGGCGTTAAGTGGGATGTAGAAATTGAACCCACTGTTGCTGCTGTGACACGTTTCAACTTCCAAGCTGGCGCTAACAATGAACATCCAACGTTCCTTGCCAAAACAGAAGGTGGCAATTTGAAGTTTATTTTTGGTGATGCTAGTACACACGGTGGCGAATTTATATTTGCACAAAATGTAGCTGGTGCTCTTAACCGTGGTTGGACATGGCCAGTATTACCAATCTTGAGTATTCTTAAGATTGCAGATGTAAACAACACAAAAATGTCATTGTCAAACGAAGGTGCTATTCAAATTACTCTTGACAGTGGCCTTGCTACTTACAAATACATTATTCCAGCTCAGGCAGCCTAAACATGAAATCACCAGTCAATTTAACTCCACTACAGAAAGACTATGCAGTATACCTCCCTGCGATTAGTTCTTTTTATAGTACCTATATTGCTAAACAGCGATTAGAGGAGTTTGTATCAACCGATCGTATTCCTAAAGGTTTCGATCGCGGTATTGAGGGTATGAACTTCTTAAATGCGGATCAAGGATACTTTACCTACAAGTATGCCCTATACTCTGCAGGTCATGCACAACTTGACTTGGAAAAGTCAGTAGAACAAGAGTCTATGATCCAACAACGTGATCGTGGCAATACAATGATCTTGGGTGACTCCGGTGGTTATCAGATCGGTAAAGGTGTTCTTAAATTTGACTGGTTGAACTTCGAAGGTGCAGAAGCTAATAAGACTCGTAAAAAGATCCTTGAATGGCTAGAGTTAACTGCTGATTGGTCGATGATGTTAGACGTGCCTACTTGGGCCTGTGATCATATCCACAGCCCAAAGACTGGTTTGAAAACATTCGAAGATTGTCTAGATAAAACAAAATTTAACAACAAGTATTTCTTGGAAAATAGACTTGGTCAAACTAAATGGCTCAATGTCTTGCAAGGTGGTGACTGGGATACAGCAGAAAAATGGTATCGTGGTGTTGTAGAATTTAGTGATCCAGCAGTATGGGGTGATAAAGCCGCAGAAGGTTGGGCGTTTGGTGGTGCTAATATGTGTAAGATGGATATTACACTTAAACGTCTAATGATCATGCGTGACGAAGGCATGCTTACAGGCAAGAACTGGATCCACTTCTTAGGTACAGCACAATTAGATTGGTCATGCTACTTGACACAAATACAACGTCAACTCCGCAAACATATTAATCCGGAGCTTACTATCAGCTTCGACTGTGCAAGTCCGTTCATTGCCACTGCTCACGGCCTTGTTTACACAAATGCACAACATACTAACAAGCGTTGGTCAGTTATTATGGACAAGGCTCCGGACAATAAAGCACTTTCAGGACGTCAAGATATTCCGTTTCCGTTTGAAAGTGAATTTGCAAGTCGGTTAACTATGGGCGACATTGCATATTATGATTATGGTGCTCGTAAGACCGATGCCGAACTTGGCGATGTTAAATTTAATCACCTAAATCCTGAACACTATCACACAGTTCCGAAACTTAACAAGCTGGGCAAGATTCCAAACAAGACTAGTTGGGACAGTTTCAGTTATGCTCTAATGATGGGCCATAATGTAGAATGTCATATTAAAGCAGTTCAACGTGCTCAACAGCTTATGGACATTGAATGTGCTAGATTTAAGCCAGACTGGCGAATGAAGAGCATTGAAGGCAAGAAAGAAATCGAATTTAGCGATTGGGTTCCAAACAAGATTCTATACTTTTCTACATTTATTGAAGAATTGTTTAACACCAAGACTAAAGCAGAAGCCTTTGACATGATCGAAAATGCTGGTCAATTCTTAAAGAGTCTCGAAGGTGCTCGACTGCAAGGTGGTCCAGCAGCAAATACATTTGGTAGTTTGTTTGATTTTGGAGACGGAAAGAAATCAGGTGAAATTGATTTTTCTAATCCAGATGATGATGATCTAAATAGTCTAGTAGCAGAATAAGAAAGTTTTAAATGCGTTCACAATCCACTGCACGACTTCATGCACCAAAATGCAGTCTACCGTCTTGCCACAGTCAAGTGGGCTATCACAAATCATATACAAAGAAAGACGGAAGTCCTAATTGGAAATGGAAGACTTTTTGTGAAACTCATCGAAACGTCTTACGACACGAAGTAGATGAGTGGATGCAATCTATCGGTTGCCAAAATAAAGAAGGATATCTTGGATGGTTTTGCAGAGATTCTAAAACTGAAAGTTTAACCATCGATCATCACGACGGAGATAAGCTCAACACTTCTCCAGACAATCTAAAAATACTGTGTGCTAATTGTCACAATAAAAAGACCAAACTATTTGGGGACAATAAAAAAAGATACACATATACCAATCGAATGTTTTCTGATCTTTTTGAGGAGATATAATTATGTATGAAAATCGAATTGCACATCTAGAAGAAGCACATCGTGCTTTGGACAAACAAGTTGATACTTTGGAAAAAACAGGGTTGTTTAATGACCTTAAACTAGAAGAATTGAAAAAAGAAAGGTTGCTTTTAAAGGATAAAATTGCTATACTTAAACATAAGCAAGAAGAATACGAACATAAACAAATTCTAAAACAGGGATTCGAAGAGTGACGACTTTTACTACTGAAGATAGAAAAGCTGCGACCTGCCTTTATCGGTTCTTGGATAAAATGTATAAAGAGCCGTATGCTCCTCATTATGAGATGTATAAAGGTCATACATTTAGAATCGACCATTATCACAACGAAGATGAAACAAATCAACATGTTTGGCTAGTTTGTATCGATGATGAAAGTATTATAGTCAAAGGTTATGTACACATTGGCGATCTCGAACAAATTGATGAACTCGAAGACTATCGGAAACAGGCAATGGGTATATGGTTTGAAGGCGGTAGCTGTACAGGCGGAAAACCAGAATGAAAAGAATCTGCTCTATTTGCCGTAAACCGCCAACAGATGATTGCGCATGGCGTCAAGGACGTTGTCCCCACCTGCCATCTCTGGCAGAACAAATTATCAAAGATCCTTACAAATCACGTTTTTATAATCTCATTAACTTCTTCAAAGGAAAATAATCATGAAGCGTGATTACACATCAGGTATAGCCACTGACATTACATTCTTTACAGGCATCGAAATTGAAAAGACTCCTGCCTATGGAATGAAAACTCTTTTTGTTGTAGGCACACACGATCCCCAAACAGTATTACATATTGCCAACGACACCCAAGCGTATCTCGATGAGAGCAAGCGTATCAAGCATATCTATTTTGGTGCCAATCAGAGCTTTCCAAAACTAGAAGTCAATGATGTAGAAGGTTGGCGTCCATGGGAATATATGATACAAGAATGTCTTGATGCTGGCTATTGGTGTACTCTAGATTTTGATGTTGCACAAGTTGAAGGTGTTATTGAAAGCGCCTTGGTCGAACACAAGCAGTTCATTCCGCAGATTTCGGTTAAGTTGCCCTACTTGACACAGTTAGGATATAATGCTACAATTAAGCTAGACGATAAAGATTTTAATGCATCTAATCATGGGGTTTGGTGTCATAGCCTACATGACCTTCTAGATAGAAATAAGTTTACTAGTTGGGATCAATATGGCAAAGATGAGATTATAAAATGAGTGGTGGTTATGCAGTGGCCTCAGTTCCAAAGAGACTAAGACGTCATGTTGTTGGCTCAAATAAAATTAGTGTAACAAAACAGAAAACTATGAAACTAACTTTAAAACAAAAACTCCGTAGCTGGTTAATGAACGATAGCAACGATTATGAAACTTCTATTGCTATTGATAGTGACGGTCCAAATTTATCTTCACAAGGCTTTCGCCTAAATATATATGGTGCCAGTGGTGGTACTATTGTTGAAACAACCAAGTACGATCGCAAGAGCGATGAAAATCGTAATAGCTTACACATAATTACAGACGATAAAGACCTTGGTGAAGAACTTGGCAAAATTATTACTATGGAACAACTACGATGAACGAACGAATTAAAGAGCTGGCCGATCAAGCAAAACAAAGTGTACCACAAGGTATACTCGGTGTAGACACATGGATTGAAACTTACAACGAAAAGTTTGCTGAGTTACTTGTCAACGAATGTGTTGGTGTCATTGACGGTATGAAATTTACCAGTGAAGGCCCTAGCGAACAAGCCGCATATCAACGTACCCTCTGTGGTGTAGCTATTAAAGAATATTTCGGTCTTCAAAGCAAAGGCCCAATTTCATCAAAAAATATACTATGATTATTCGACAAGACATTCGACCTAACAAAATGATATGGGTTACTTTCCGTAAGGAAGGCGTCCATTGCTACCCAGCAGCCGCTACAGATCCTAATCTGGCAACCGGAGATGAATATGATGTATCGTTCCTTGCTAATCCTCACCGTCATATCTTTCATTTCAGGGTGTGGATCAGTGTGCAACACAATGACAGGGACATCGAGTTCATCCAATTCAAACGATGGCTCGAGTCGCTGTATAATGGTCAAGGTTCCACTCTAAGCCTTGACTACAAGAGTTGTGAGATGATGTCAGATAATTTACATGACATCATCACACTAAAGTATCCAAGTCGAGAGATTTGGATTGAGGTCTCCGAAGACGGAGAAAATGGTTCATTTATAAAATACTAATAAGAGGCTATATGGCTAAGAATTACAAAGACTACGCATATTTTGAAAATCGTCCAGACGTAGTTAAGATCTTTGATGATCTTGATATGTTTCATGATTTTTGTCGATTGGAAATGTTTCCGTTCGATGAAAGTCATCTCTACAACAGAG